GAAGCCGCTTTCTACCATATCAGATGGGAATTCAAAGTCATTAGCTTCTGCAACTGGTTCAGGTTTTGCTGGCGCTTTTTTAGCAGCAGGTTTGTTAACAACTGAATCTATTGAACTTCCGGGATTTAAGTAATTTCTAAGAATAGAATTAACAAAATCAAGAGTTTCTCCGTCCCATGCTTTGTATTCGTATGGCTCTAAACTTGGAGCCGTTTCCAACTCGGTTTTAATAGCACCCATCGATTCAGGAGTACGAGTCGCTGCTTTACCATCAATCTCAATAGGTGATGTTTTTGAAGAGAACTTTGATTTATCGTAGTTGTTGAAATCACCTTGACGAGTAATAATCAATTCGAAGTTTTTACCTGCAAATAGGTCAAATACTTGAGTTGGTTCTCCAAAAGCTGGTTTTAATTCCTCATCGATTTTCTCTTTGATTTTGTAACCAAATTTGAAGACTTTGTATTGTCCTTCTAGTTCAGGATTTTGTGGGTCTTTGATAATTTTAATAAGTGCAAAGTATTGCTCACGTCTTTTAAGTTTATCACTCATTTTACGGTCAACTGCTGAGTCACTTTTACGTAACTTAAAGAATACGTCTGCGATAGGACATGGAGCTCCAACTGTCGATGGAGAGTCTACCATTTTACCGTCACCATTAGCGTTTGTTAGCCAATGTACGTATTTTTTTACTAAAGAGTTTCGTGGGTTTGTTGGGTTAGGAACAAAGCGAATCATTGCTTTATAAGTTCCATCCTTACCGTCATCTGCGGTAGGTTTGTAAAGATCGCTTCCAGATGAAGCTTGGGTTTCGTGTGTGTCGACGTCATTTACGCCAAGATTAAAAATGTCAAATTCTTGCATGTCTTTAATTGCTTTAATTTTGTTAAACTTTAAATTTAATAAGTCTTAAGGGCCCTTTAATTACTTATGATAGTTATATAGAAACTCTCTTTTTTGTTTCAAGATTCTATATAGATTATATATCTTTTTTATTAGGGGAACCTGTCCCTGGAGGCACAAATTTACCACCTTAAAATATTTTTTAAGATTCTTGAAACAAAAACTTACATGTTGAATATAACTAAAGTCTTTAAGCCTCCGGGTAAAATAGAGTTCGGGCTAGATGATTCAGAAAGTAGGCATCCACCAAATCATCTAAGGGTTTTGGGACTTTTTTAACCTCTCCGATTTGGGTTTTACAGTATCTAAGCAGTGATGAGTTTTCAAGCACTGAATCGTTTAAAACGTTATCCAAGAATTTAACCCAAAGTTCATCCTTCTTCATGTTACCCTTTCCAGCATGCTTCTTAATTGTCGAAGGTGCGATCGTCATCATATCCTTGACTTTAAGCCTCGACATGAGTTCCATCTTTAAGATTGCTGCTCCAGCCGCCATATCAATAATGTTATTAGTTCCACCTGAAGAACCATAAGAGGAGCCCTCAAACGCAACAACAACTTCAGGGTCTTCTCCTGTAATTTCAATAACCATATCAATAATGTCATTTGCAGTTCGAGTGTGTCTTTGGATTTTAATCATTTCACTCTTCGAATAGGCCTCGTTATTCGTCCAATCCGGCTGATCGTGAATCTGACAATCTTCAAGTAGGTGTAGTTCCTCTTGAATCTTTTGTTCGGCTTTGGTGCCTGTGCTTGGTTTTAAATACCCAATAAAATGATATTTATTATCTGAGAAGATACAAATACCTGGAGAATTTAAGGAAAAGTCAATTGTTACGAAATTCATATTTATAATCTACTACCAAGAGAAGAACCAAGAGCGGCTCCTACTAGTCTTGAGGTTAACATGTCATACATTATACCACTTTGGATTCCCAAGATATTGGCAATAGTTTTCCCAATAGTTTTACCAAGAGCAAAACCTGCAAGTCCTCCAAAGATACTACCTAAAACACCTTCGTTAGTAATCTCTTCGTTGAACGCTTGGATATTATAGGTTCCATCAGGATTTTTATAAGTATTTGAAAATTGTTCTAGAGCAGCGTCAACTTTCGCTTCAAGTTCTTCGGTCCATTCAGTTTGAAGGGATTCGTTCAGTACTTGTAACTCATTTTCAGTTATGTTCTGTTCTGCTATGTAATCTAAAAATGTTTTCATATTAATTATCTATTTCTAATGTTATGTCGAATTTATTATAATAAAAGTTCAGTTCAAACGTCGTAAATTCTGCAATATTTGAACTCATATTTAACTCAAGGTCTGAAATTGAATTAAGTATTGGTTTTTCAAAAACAGCGCTCATAAGGTGAATTCCTTCTGCGTCCATTATCTGAAGTTTAATGTCGTTGATAAACGGATCTTTAACCCCCTTCGAATAGTAATATAGTAGGGTGTCCTGCATAATCCAATAATTTATATAACCATCAAGGAGTTGCATTGTTACTTTGAACTGTCTATCGATTGTATTTTGTATTGGAATCGAACCTCTATGATATGTTATTGTACCGTCATTTGGTGAGGTTTCGATTGGGTCAAAACTGATTCCTGGAAGACCAACACCTTGAATTGAGTAATTTATAAAATCAATAGGTTCAGTAATTAAATTACCTGGAAGTCTATTCAAATACTTTCGATATTTCTCAGCTACCTCCTTAGGAATAAAAGTCCTAGGAAACTTAAAATTGAATAAATTATTTCTACTATTTAATATCATTATATGATGTTTACTGTTCCGTAGTACAATAGTGATTCAGTACTTCCGTTTTTAATGTTAATATAAAATTTGTCTGACGTTTGATTCGTATCACTTTGGTCAAATCGGACTGCTACACTTTTTGGTACTTTAAAGAAAACTTCTCCGATTCCTAAGTCCACTCCTGGAAAACTAGGGTCGTGCGATATTTGTTGTTCAATTGTTCCACTTTTAATAATAAGTATTAGGTCTTCGGCATTTACAAGACTAATACTCTTCATAGAATCTCCGTCAGGTTGAGCAACTTTAAACTTAATGTAATTATCAGAAACTTTTGAAAGTGTAATAATTCCATCTCCCTCTTTTTTGTAATCCATCGAAGTTATATCATTTACCGCGGCTCCATCAACTGTTACTTGAGTACTTCCACCCATAATTCTATAAGTATCAAGGGCTACAGGAACATATTTAGTTTCTCCAACACTAGGTCGAATAGAATTTACAAATTGATTCAATTCTCGGTTAACGCTTGTATTTGGTAGGGTATTGTAAACTACACTTGGAGCAAAATTTGAATTAAGAGCCAGTTTTAGTAATTTTTTACCGTACTTTTTAGGTTGTGTATATATTAGAGAAGCGGTTTTTACAATTTGAGTATTATCAGTTTCGTTATAAATTCTCATGTTAACAGTTATCAAGAAGTTACTTGATACTGATGAATTTAAAATAACGGGTCTAAATACGATTGCCTCATCATAATTTGAAGTTTGTGTAAATGTATTATTGAACGTATTAATGTAATTAAGACCCAGCTGTTCAGCAACTTGAACTTCATAAAATATAGTAATGTCATCTCCTGATGTTGCAATTCTACCTGTTATATAATTTTCAAAAGCGGCTTGGTCTCCATTATAAGTACCATAGATTTTAAAATAGTCTCCATCATTTGCATGTTCGACATTAACAACGATATCAGCGTATTCGTCCTCTTGGGCTAGGGTTAGCGATTTTCCTTCTGCTAATTTAATGTAATCATAACCACTAAGAGTAACTACACTATCAATTAATTTAAAATCAAATTCATAATTTGCGGTTGGTGGAATTGAATCAACACCTGAAGGTGCAAAGAATGTATCTTTAAATTCTTTATTTGTAGCAACTGAAAACATATCAACCAATGAAGGTACTTTGATTTCAATATACTTAGAATATGAAGACTCCCCTAATATAAATGGATTTGGGTTTTGAATTTCAAAATTTGACTGATTTAAATAAACCGTTGAATTAAAATAATTATAGACTCCAGAGTTTCTTTTAACCTTGGTTTGGAATAAGAATCCATCGTATCCTCTACCGTTAAATGAGTACCCTGTTCTTAAGTGTAATCTTATAGTGTCATACCATACTGCTGCAACATCTCCAATAGCAACGGGTTGTAAATCATTGGAATTGGTTCCTAACCATTCAGTTGAATCTAGATAATCAAGGTTATTTTGTAGAATGGCCCATGTGCTTGCTTCTTCTGTTGGAACTGCATAGTATCTTCCAGACTGTCCAGGTGCGGTTCTAATATCATTTCCAGTTTCTGCAAAAGGAACTGAAAATAGTGAACTTGCACGGTCAGATACTTGGATTTCTCCTCCAGAGAATTCAACTCCTGCTAAATTGGTATAAGTGTATGCATATTTACCATTAGTTGTTGGAGTATAAATGTATGTCGTTCCCGATAGAAAACCTCCACCACCAGGAATATTAAATCCTGCTGGGTTATTTATAGTACCATCACTTAGGTCAAATTTATAAGTACTTCCATTTTTTAGTAATAGGGCGCGAGATGCAAAACTATTAATAACAACAAATCCATTCGAGGTTGTCACTGTAAATTCTACAACATCTGATCCAAGTTCATGTATTAAAAACCTCGAAGCACTAGTGTCACCATCAATTGTATCTAAATACTTGATTTGACTTCCATTATTGTCATTCTCAATTTTAACCAAATCAGGTTCTGATTGGTCATGATACATGAATTCTAATAATACGTCTTCGTCTAATTTAACGAATCTTGATGATTTTGCCATTACTCTATAATTTTTTAAAACCTAAGCCACTTTGGAGACCATATAAGTCCTACATTTATCGATGGTCCGATACTAATTACTTGATTATTGTTGAGGTTAATTCCATAACCAACTCCAACTCCAAGAGACCAACCTGCCTTTTTTTCATGTTTTTGGTTCAGTTTGTCGTTAACCAGGTTAATATTTTCAATATTAGTAAATAGAACTCCAGGGGAAGGTGATGTAATTTTTAACTTGTTAATACCCTCTTCGTTTATAATTGCAGCCTTAAGTTCAATTCCTTGCTCAAAGTTAAATTTATTTGAAACAACACTAATGGTGTTTGTCTTTTTATCCCTTAAAAGGTCAACAGTTCCATTAAAGGTTCTCCAATTATATTTATCCCATTTTTTTTCATCACTAATCGAAACGGTAGCAGTTGAATCACTTGTAGTTGCAACTGAACTTCGGGCATTAATGATAGAATCTTTGATTTTGATTTCGGCTCTTAAGAGTGAATTTACACCCTTAAGGTCTTTATTAAGACCTAGAGCCCTTTGATAATCACCAATAACCCTCTTATTTTCAGCGGTTAGAGTATTAATATCAAATTCATAAGCCAATTTAATAGCAACTAATTGACCATTCTTGTTTCTTTCAAACTTAATAGTATCTTGTGACGCTTTATAATTGTTAAAATTTCGGGTTGCAATCCCTTGAGCAGTTGTGGCTTCCTCTTTAAGAGTTGCATTTCTATCACATTGTTGCATTAGTAATAAAACCAATATTACTATGGCTCCAAATAGGATAATGTTTCGGTTTGTCGGTATGTATTTTTTAAAGTCTATCATGGGCTATATATAAGTTGTGTTTTTGGTGCTGTTGGCGAACTAGAAGTAGACCAAAATAATTTTACGGTATGACCGCCATCGCTTGTTGCAAATCTTTTAAAAGCAGAAGTAACTGATTGGATATTAAAAACTCCTCCTCCTAATTGATACGAATTAGTACTATAATATTGAGTGTTTGTTGTTGTTGCAGGTGCACTAACCGATATTGTTTGAGTAGATGGAAATCCTAGAAATGGATCTATATATGTAAAGCTAGCTTCTGCATTTACTGCTGCATTAATTCCGCTTCCTGTATAAAATTGATATATTCCAATCCATAAATAAACAGGAGCTCCGGTTCCATTGTCAATTGCAAGATTTTTAGTAACTATTCCTGTTCCATTTGATGATGTAATTTCAGCAATAGCGTTAATTGGAGTAGTAATTCTTGGGGCAGTAGGATATGTAACGGCTGTTATTGCATATCCCTGTGTTGTTAAATAACCAGTAAGTGGGACTTGATCTAATTTAAGGTTTACGGTTAAAGTTGTATCATTATTTGATACCGCCCAATTTAAAATAGTTATAACACCAGCTCCTAAGGGTGGCGCAAAAAATATCCCTCCAGTATAGGAAACTCCGGAAAATATACCTTGAAATTGAGAATTGTAAAATTTTTGTCCTGCCGCTGCTGTAAATACTAATTGATAATTATAACCTGTATTAAAATTGTATTGTATAGCTGTTGTATTTGGTGTAGAACATGTATAATATTGTGTTCCAAGGTCTTGTCTAACAAGTGTTATTTGTACAGTAGCTGGTTCAATAAAAACATTACCAGATTGGTTTGTATTAATACCTAAGTTTACTGGTGATTGATTTTGCGAAGCTGCTGGATGCGAACTTACACTAATACTTATTGCAATTCTCGTTGGATATGCTCCCTGACCTGGAACTAAAGATATACTAGTAATTGTAGCCCACGTTGGAACTCCGGTAATATCTCCAGGGGTTGGCACTCTCTCCCAGTAATATCCATTTGGAGTCTCAACTTCAGATGCAAAAGAATATGAAGCACCTTCAGGTTGATTTCCTACTGTACCTAATGGGTAAGGATCCGGGTTTAATTTTGATGGGTTTGGGTTTGAATCATCTAATAACCACGATACTGGTACTGAAGGCGCTTGTCCGCTTCCAGGGTCAAACCAATATAAATCACTTCTACCCAAATAAATAATTTGAGGTAGTTGTTTAATTTTATAAATTGATCCGCTACCAGGACCTACCTGAACTGTTGATGTACTAACAGTAGATGTAATATTATAAACCATTCCCGGAGCCGAAGTCGCGGTCATATCTATATCAGAACCTCCAGTAATATGCGTTCTAAAATTTGAAGTAGTTTTACCACCTTGACTAGATGGATCCGTTGAAAATGGATTATCTTCTATAGCATAGTTAAAATTTCCTAACATAGGAACTGGATATGTTCCTGCAGGTGTACCGTCGGTCCAGTCCTTGCCGTGACAAAGATACCATCCATCATAATTGTTAACTCCTTTACCTACTGATATAGTGACAACACCAGATCCAGGGTTAACAGTTTCGCTGTTAATAAAATTATTGTTATTTAAAAATACAGAAGGTAATATTGAAACTATAGTACCGTATGGAACAGTTCCTCCAAGTTCTTGCACACTTTTAAATTTAGCAAGACCCGTTGAGTCTTCTGAAATAACAATTTTATTAGTACCTGCTGTTGGATCTTGAATAATTAACCTTCGATGAACAATAACAGGTGAATTAATTTCTGTATTTGTTCTAAATTTAGCAGAACCATCATCAACTACTAAGGTATCTGACGAAATGTTAGTACCTTTAAAAAATGTTATAGCTGCCTTATAAATACTTTTTGTAGAATTACTATAATTAATAAAACCTATAGTTAATTTGTCCTTTCCTAGACTTTTTTCTAATTTAAAATCAATACCGTTTCCAAGAGAATCACCATTTAATAGTGTTAAATTTGAACTTGAATATGCTTTTCGATTAATTAACCATTGATATGGGGTTTTTCCTCCAACAAGAGCCTCTTTTGTTCCGTACTGGGCCTCTGTATCAATATACCCAATATTTACAACAGGTGCAAATTGGTCTAGCGGTGTATAGACTGGAACTATATAATCAACAGTAGAGCTTGTTGGTAATAAAATAATTGATGTTGGTGGTTTGTACCAGTAATTATCTGTAACAGGACCTGGAGTACCTTGGTTTCCAATGTCTCCTATAGGTCCTTGAAATCCTTGTTGTCCGGTTGTACCCTGAGGTCCACTCTGTCCTATAGCACCTTGAGGCCCCAAGGGTCCTCCTCCATTTGCGACTAACTGATCAAAATTATAATTGACTTTGTCAAGTTTAATAGTGTCAGAATCTGAGTAGTTTATATGTTTGAGAGTAATTGGCATACCTATCTATATTTAGATTATATATTCTAATTTTTAGAAGGTATTATGGGTTTGGTATTTTTTGAATAAATAGGGTAACTATGTATGGTTGCATGTTTTTATCGACACCGGTTACTGTTGATGATTCGATGAAAACATCATTAACGGTATTTGTTATTCCGTTTACAGATGTTACGTTTGCTGGAGAATTAGCGTTTACGTTGGTTGTGGTCATGTGAACGGTTTGTGACAGTTGTGGCGCGCCATTTCCTGCATTATTAGCTAAAGTTTTATTACCAGCTAAATTGCTAAATACCACAGAATCATGTTTATGCGAAATCAATATCGCATTTTTATTACCTCCATACCTAGGAGCTCCTGGTGTAAGTGCACTTTCTATGCTTGGAAATGCTGCCGAATTTAGTGTAGGAGCAGTTAAGCCATAAGCTACAGAAACCAAACCTGTTCGGTTTTTTGTTCCATTTTGTCCGTTGCATATTGCCCAGCCCTCTCTTTCTCCACCTACTATTCCTTTTCCAGTGTTGTCGAAATTTTGTGCAATATACGCGTTATCGCAATCGACTTCTTTTATATCTCCAGTTAACCATTGGTCTCTAGCAAAAGTTAAAATAGCCTCTTCAACCTGTCGATGTTCAGTCGCTGTTATATCACTATTAGTTTGTAATAAGGTTTGGATTAATGTTAGTACTGAATTGTATGTTGCCATGTTTTAAATTTTTATTTTTTATTTTTAAGATGCGTCAAAATCTGCAACATTATAATCAGATGAATTATAATCTGATGTTGTAAGTTGTCCGGTTCCTAATTGTGACCAATATAAATTTGTGGATCCTAGATAAATAATTTGAGGAAGCTTTTTAATATTGAATATGTTTCCTGCAGTATTTGTTGCGATTTCTGGGTCAAATGAGTTATCATCAAGAGTATTGACATACATCGCACTACTCGATCCTGGTGGGTTAGTCTGGTCTACGACAACTTCAATATTAGCTCCTCCAATTAGATGAACTTCATCATTGGTTACGTTAACTGTACCTTGACTATTCAAATTATCAGTAATCGGATTCGAAACAATTTGGTATGAAAATGAATTAAGGTCTGGAACTAATGTTCCAGAACTGCTTCCATCTGTCCATGATTGTCCATTACAAACATACCAACCTGCATAATCTCCAAGACCGGCGCCCATCCTTATTTTTAATGGATTATTTGGGTCAGTACTTGAATCTATTGTTTGAGCACATACAAATTTTGATGAGTCGCTAAATATTGAAGGCAATATAGAAATTATTGTACCGATTTTAACGGAACCTCCAAGTTCTGCTGTTGTTTTAAATTCTATCTCTCCTGTACTATCAATCGCAGCTGCAACTTTGTTAACACCCTCACCAGAATTTTTAACAGTTAATTGCTGATTTAATTTAACTGGATTTTCAAAAACAGTATCGACATTAATCTCTCCACCCGTATTTGAAACCTTTAATAAATCGGCTCCAGTTCCAGTAACACTTCTAATAATATGTTCTTTAGCTTGTAAATTTAATTGAGAGTCTATGGTATCATTAATAAAACCTAAACGCAGTTTGTATGTTGTTGGAGATGATATTGGCGCAGAATTATCCATTGTAATATCAAATGCATTCCCTATAACTCCAGCACTTGTGAATCTTAAATTACTAGAAACTTTAGCACTCCTTCTATTAATAATCCATTGATAATTAGGTAAACCATTATTTGGACTCGGTATTGCATCATATCCGTTTTCTGAATCTATATAACCAGCACCGACAACTGTTGGAAAGGTTGGGGTTGGCGATCCGATAGGATGCTTTGAAAATAGGGTTGCCGCAACATCTCCAGTTGTTAAATTTTGAGGAACAACATCCCAATATGAAGATGAAGACGATGCATCTGGTCCTTGAGGTCCTTGAGGTCCTCTATCTCCTTGATTACCTAATGCTCCTTGAAATCCTTGAGGACCTAGTGGTCCATCTGGACCATTGTAACCTTTAGGACCTCCACCATTGACAATTAACTGGTCAAAATTATAATTAATTTTGTCAAGCTTGATATTATTAGTATCTAATACTCTTATTTGTTTAAGGTTAATTGTCATATAGACTATATATTATTTTAATTAAGGACAACCCAAGATATTTTGTATTTTACCAGTCGTCGATGCTATTGTACCATAATCGGATCCATCCATATAGACTTTAGTATATTTATTTGTTGCAAATGGTCTATTTTGGTCTTTTACATTTATCAAAGGTGGAGTATTTACTACTTCACCGTTAATATCCATCATCGGCGTTTGCCATTGAACTGTAACAAATAGACCTGTACCGTTGGCTGGAGGATTTTGGTAAAGTCCCAGATTATTTTGGTAATTTCTAACATTATTTGTGTGGGTAATTACCCCTGTACTATTAAGTAAATTTAAGTTTCCTGCAACATATGTTAGATGTATCTCTTGTTCTTGGTTACAAATACTAGTAGTAACCGGATTTCCATTTGAGTCAAAAGTTGTTTGGTTTCCTAGCGCATTGTTGTAACCTGGACTAAATTCACCAAATTCAAATCGAACTCTATTAACATAATCTTGATTAAATGAAACACCTTCAAAACTTTGTGTACCTTGATTCCAATATCTTCTAAGTCCAGTATCTACATCTCGATACCATCCAGTAGGTGCAGGGTCTCCAGTTGGATATACTGTTTGGTCATCGGACCAGAATAAACCTGTTGCCAATGCTAAACTTACATGTGCACCCACAGTTGAAGTTGTATCTAGATATAGAAGGTCACCACCAAAGCCAGGCACTGGTCCATTTAAGTCATCTACTAATAAACTATATGTAAGATTAGGTGTGGTATTAGGATCAGGTGGTGGTGCACTGATACATGTAGTTCCTCTTTGTGTAAAGTTTGTACCATTCCAGTATATTGGATATCCATCGATATTAATATACCATCCAGCCGGAGCAAAATTTGTGGTACCTAAATTAAATAGACTATATAAGGAAAGAGGTGAAAATGTATTCCAAACTAATGGGTTAGGACCGGTCCAACTGTAATCAAAACCAGGTGCTTCATCACACAGTATTAAATTTTGAGGTTGAGTTAAAAGAATTTGAGTTGTAGAAACAGGCGGTGCAAAAACTCCGGTATTTGACCATTTTAAATCTGTTCTTTCTAGATAAACAAGATGAATCATTCGACTTGTATAATGCGCACCTCCGGTTGCTGTTTCCATAGAAATCGTGTTATTTCCAGGAGAAGTATTATTAGATAGGAATGGAGTAGTATATTGAACATCATATAGTCCATTCATATCTGGTATTACTGCAATTCTCAGGTCATATCCACCGATTAAAACTGGGTTATCTTCAGGGACGGTAATTAGATTTTGTACATCTCCATTTGCATCTATAGTATAACTAAAATTATTTAGATTTGGTGTTAGTGTTTGGTTAAACCCTTGTTCTGTTTCCCAAGTCTCTCCATTACAAAGGTACCATCCTTCATAATCAGTACCTGCCTTTCCTCGTCCATAAATATTATTTAATGGAGAACCTGATGTTACATTAATAGAATCATTTAACCAAAAATGAGCAGGTATAAATTCACTCTCTCTAATTGAAATTATAGAACCAATTGGAAATGTCCCAAAAACATCCTTAATATTTTTCCACTCAACATCACCATTTGCATTTATTGAAACTAGAACTTTATTTATATTAGCTCCTGGTGTATATCTAAATTCGTCTTCAGATTTTGTAAATTTACCTAAAACATTACTTAAATTAAATATCGGTCCATTGATAGTAATTTGAGAATCAGTAATCTTAATCGAATCAATTAATGAATTAGGGTTGGTTCCAGTTCTCAATACTATAGTTTGAGCATTCCAAATAATTTGAAATCGGGCACCGCTCATATTTGGAGAAATTTCAAATTCAGGGTTTAAGTCAGAACCTTTAAAACTGAAACTGTAACCATTTATATTATTATTGTCTTCTACTCTGAAATTAACCCAAGAGCTATTTGGAGCTTTTACAATTTGAATTGGAGTATCAGTAGGTGTTTCTCCTACTAAGTACTCAGGGTCTTGTGGATTTTCTAAATATCCTATTCTTAGGGCAACTGGTGTGGTTTGGTCGATTCCAACAGGATTTTTTCTAGGATATAAATACCCCGGCAGACCTCCGGATTCTGGAAAATAAACCCAATCATTTAAACTACCCTCACCTTGAGGTCCCTGGTATCCCTGAGGTCCTTGATACCCAGTGTCTCCTTGATTTCCTATAGGACCAAACCCTCCATCTACTCCGATAGTACCCTGAGGGCCTGGCATACCACCATTTGAAAGCTGATTAAAATTATAATTAATCTTATCGACTTTGTCTCTAGACCACCAGAAGTTACTGTTTGGATTCAGGTCGGTTACAAAAAGTTCTTTTATATTAATAGCCATTAATTATGCTTGTATTTTAACGTGTACTTTAAAGTTGTATGAGTATTTACCCTGTTTATTATATATTAGTCTAAAACTCAAACCATCATTTTGATAACTTTGAATGTTAAAATTAGTTACCTCTCTATAATTATCAGCGGTTAATTGAGAAGTTTCGGTAACTGATACAAAACCAGTTTCTAACCCTTTGCCTTCAATTCCGTAGATTTTAATAGCGTCAATAATAAAACGAGGAGATATATTTGCTTTTGAATATATTTGAAGGTCATCTTTTAAGGATGATTTGTCTCCATAAGATGTAGAAGGATTAACGTATGTTCTAAATTTTTGTTCAATTCCATCTTCAACTAATTCATTTAGTATTGCCGTTGGTAAATAAAAATCTGCAATAATCTGAGAATCTTCATCGATCCAATGTATCGCTGTTTTATTAGACTGTGCAAATCTTATTTTATCAAGTGCTTCAATTGAAGCCTCTTGAGTACTATCAAACTTCGTTATGTCATACGTATCTCGGACCTTCATGATTGTTGATGTCATAAAAGTTTTCTTTTCTACTGGACTTAGGGTTCCATTTGTTGTTTCAGATTCTCCAGCACTTAGGGCTCTTGTAAAATAGTCCTTTGAATACTTAGATTTAAAAACATTAATGTCCTTTTTATCGATTGCTATCTCACCAATTAAAGGGTACAATGGTAATTTATCAGTTGTCTGCGAAAGTTTTAATATGTTTTTCGAGTCTTGTTCATTAACTTTATGATAAAAATAGTTATTAATAAAACCATAGTTGTTTGTATTTTCTTTAAAAGAATCAAATGCGATTCCCCTACCGTTTAATTGATTATATGTTACTAATGCAGGATCTGCCGAATTTAACAATAATTTTTTATCTGAATTAATATCGGAAAATGTTACAATGTTATTAAAAATTGGGTTATAGTCTCCATTCATTCTTCTCAAAATAGTAGCATATCCACCGTCTTCTCTGTCTTCTATAACGTTTCCGATTTGATTTGAAGATAATCTATATGCTTTTGGTCTTTCTGGGTCCGCAGCAGGCTGAACAATAGAGGGTTTAACAACATCAACACCTGATTCTATAGAAAGAACATAGTCATTCTTTGATTCTGTTCCGTCTTCAGCAACTGTAATGTAATTTACCTGTCCAAATGAATTAAATCTTTTAGAATATCTATATGCACTTATTGAATCCAATAAGTTTGCAAATTCATTGGCACCTCCCAGTGCATAATAGAAAGGTCCAGTTTCAGCAACTAATGCCATTGAACCTGGGGATAATCTACCCACAAGAGGGAGATTGCTTACCGTATCATACTCATAGGGCCATCCACTCACAAGTATTGAAGTGTCATCAATAACATCGACGACTTTTACGGCATATGTTACTGCAGAAAGAGAAAAATGTATCCAAGAATATTCTCCAAGAGAATCTCTTTTAACAAAATCTGTAAATTTAGCAGTTCCTACTGCATTTAAAGTTGAAGCGTTAATAGTAAAAGGTTCATCCGGATTGACTGCATCTGCGGCATTAGCTGCTCCAACAAAATCAATACGAAATGGAATTATAGTATCTATAACGTTAGGAGTCCCATCACCATTTAAACCTAATGTTAAATCAGTCAATGTGTATAAAAGGTATCTAGACAATTCATCTTCTCCTATATCATTTTCAACTACATTTAACTCAACATTAACACAAATAAATTTAAACTTGTCATTTTTAATGCAGTTAAACACTATTGAATTTGATTTAATACTATCATTTGTATTATAAGAAAGATACGCACCGAACTTATAATCACTAATGTCTATTCCTTTTAAAAATTCGGTTGGAATTTCATTAATAAGTTCTTTTCTTTTTTGGAACACATATCGAAGACCTCTGAAAACAGTTGATGAATTTTTTTCAAAATTACCACTATCAAATTTAGACCATAATCTTTTAAAAGAGTTATCGTGCCATTTTCCAGATACTGCACCAGACAATGTGTACGGGTCAAAATATCCGGTCCAATTAAAATGTTTATCAAAGAAATTAAAATCAGTTCTTTTTAACTTGTAAACGGTTAACCCTCCATCATTTGCAAAATCTAAATAATTATTTAAGTCTCTTCTTACTCCTAATACATTAACTGGAATCTTATTTATATGAAAGTGCTCCATGTTTAAGAATTCAATATTTCTAGTTGAATCTAATTCTATGTTCGGCGATAAATTGTCATCTCCAAATGCCTCATTCACATTTAAAACATAAGGTAAATTTCTAGCGTTAGATGAATTTTTAAGTTCATATTTACAGATAGTAGGAACCACTCTACTTAAAAGAGAAGTTTCTTTAAGACTATTTTCTTTAAGACGGTCATATTCATTTAATAGTTCAGTTTTAACAACTGCCTTTGAAGTTTCACCGGATAAAATATCTCTAAGACCTGAATAAAACGATTGAGCATCTACGTCAGTATTGTCTAATTTTTTATCATAAACAAGGTCTCCTAAATTTGAATTTCTAGTAGAGTAAAAATCAAAATCAAAATCTTTAAAGTCATAAGCTGCAAATCTACCGTGAACCGTTTTATATTCATTGTAAACTTCAAATACTTTGTCATTTGAAAGTTTTGTAGGTCTATCTAAAATAACTCTATAATAATCTGTGTCAAACGGGTCTTGGTCAATTTCTATAATTCTAACAAAGTAGTCAGAATCTTTTTGTTTTAAATATTCTCCAACCTGTACATTTCCAATTTCTGAAGATTTAACAAGAATAGATTGGCCTTCGACTGATCCAGCGATTGTAGTCCAAATGTTCCAATTGTTTACAAAATTATTAACTATAAAAGATAGGGACATCGAAGCTCCTACACATGTAACACCAGCCCAGCCTGTTGTTGGGGGATTAGTATCAAGTGGAACTGTTAAATTTTCAAAATATTTAGGAGTTAATGGACCGTCCCATAAGACCCATTTATTTCCATCGTATGAAATTTTTCTAGATGGTTGTGTTAGTTTAGAGTATTCTTTTTTGCCATTATACATTCCTGTTTCTTTCCAAATACCTCCTAATATAGAACATGCTCCAACAATACTAACGTTAATTTTTCCATCAACACTATTTAAGCCAATGTCATTAAATTCACCATTAGAAACTTCGATCCAATCGACTAAATTTGCGTTAAATATTCCAAAAGCAGTTTGTCTTCTCTTATTTCCATTAACAATCTCTTCGATAATTATCGAAGTATCTACAACCTTTGTTTTATACGTTATGATTTCTCCATTATTAATAGCAGATGCAAGAGCAATTGCTATTTGTTGCAAACTTCCCAGATTTGAAAACCTATTACCATCTGCCCTTGCAGCGGGTAAAGAAGGGTCTGCAATAACTAAATAGTCTCCTAGATTGTATTGCGAAATTTGAAGTTCTGTCCGGTCTCCGATAAATATTCTATCATTAGCACTTGGAACATCCTTTACGGTAACTTTAAGAAATCCTTTAGGACTTGGGTTTCTTAAATCTGCCGTTATTTTTTTACCATTTTTTGCAAATCCAATAAAAGATTCGGCAGAATTACTATTTGGTGATATCAAAAACTTGTAAGACCATATTTCCGGTATATTTAATAAAGGGTCTCCGGCGTCAATTAATTTAGTAGATGTATTTTTAACATTATAAAAATTACCAGATTTGTCTTTAAGATATTGTAGTGTTGGAATTTGAAATTGGTCAGTTCCAGGAAACATATTGATGTCAACTAGTGGTGTTGTAGATTGTGATAGGTCATAAAGGGTTCTATAACTATTATATTCAATACTCAAATTTCCACTATTATCAAGTCCAACAGATCCAAAGTTTCCTTCATCAATATCATCTGCATAAATACCAAAGTATCTATAAATTTTATAGTTCTCTGCCGTATAATCATCAAATAAGAATTCTAAATTAACTATATTAGCAGAGACAATACCATTTCTTTCAAATCCGTTTGTAATAGTTTCGTTGCTAAAAATTTCTGGATAATCAATTTGAATATAATCTTTGTCTAACTGTTCTGTTCTTGTAACAAATCCACCATTAGCACAGTCAATACCATTAAAAGTTGACTGTGAACCCTCTTTAAAATTTACTGTAATTAATGAGTTTGGAAATCTTTTATCGTTAACATGTGTATTTAAGTACTCTCCAATTTTTGAAGATTTACCTAAATCAAACGTCTTAATTATTGTTGCATTTTTAAGAAGTTCTAAAATCCTAGAATTTTGTCCAACTGTATCTTCAGTATAGTCGGTCTTGAAATCAACGTCTTCAATTCTGTAAACTATGAATTTAGTTGGTACATTTTTTTCAAGCCAAATTGGAGCAAATATTTTATATTGCTCATCATATAATTTGGTAACGTTTTGAATGGCTCCATACTGATACTGATCCTCATATTGAAATTCATAATCAGAAAATAGGGTAACGTCTGAAGAGGCTCTAAGAGTTTCGTATCTTTGTGTTAGTGGAAGTTGTTTATAAAAATTTGCAATGTCAATAGAATATATTCCTGAAGATTTAACATCGTATTTTTGATACTCAATTTTAGAAAGTTCTTTATTTGCCCTAAAAGAACTTAAAAACAGGTCACCCTTTGAGTTAACAAGTAACTTTATATTACTTGTTAACTTTGGATTTGTTCTTAATAAGGCAAAAGATTTATTATCTATTGAATTGTTTACAGCGCTTTCGTTAATTATAGCCATTTAGGACACCTCTTTTTATTTATATTATATATCCCAGATTATGGAACAATATAAGAGGTAGGGTTCCTAGTAGTACTGATTAATATCTGGGAAAGAAAGATTTAAGAAACTTGAAGATAAAAATCTACGTCTTCCTCTAAATCCTGGTTGATAATTGTTTTGGTAATTTGTTAACATTGTACTAGTTACATTGTTAATATTTCTACCTTCTGCAGCATATTTAGCAGTTACTTCAACATCAAATTTAAAATCATTACTTCCAAAATCGATTATATCAATACCAATCTTTTTAGCATAACTTAAATTTGTAAAAGTATTATCTAAGATTCCTCCTATCCTACCAGTTCCGGTAGCTTTAGGTCCGTAATAATCAGTCATACGATATTGAAACACTAAGTCAATCGATATCGCATTTGCACTTCCTCCTGGAATTAATTTTTTACCACTCTTATTAGAAGCATCTACGACCAATGAAGTAGTATTTAGTG